TAATAAGTCTTGGATTATTTGGATTTAATTTAATAGATTTTATATCAACATGCTTAACCTGCATTTATTATCTCCTTATAAAGTTCTAATCTTAATTTGTTTACCTTTTCTATGTTGTGATTCTCTTTGACCTCATTGTAAAGGTTTTCAGATAGTTCACTTCTTAACTCGGGCAAAGTTATTAATTTTTTCATTTGTTTGAACCATTCTTTTTTATTTGCCGTCAGACAGTTCTTTTTATTCTTTGCTATGTTAGTGTAAGGATATTCATCTGAAACGATTACGGATACTTTTTTTGCACCCATTTCAAGCATTTTCAATTCAGACTTGCATCTATTAAAGGGTGTATCTTTTAGAGGGATTAAACCAATGTCAAACATATCATACGCACTGGCATAAGTGAAGGCATCCATTCCGTTTATTCTGCAGTATTGTTCTTGACTTATTCTGTAACCACTCGTGAAAATGTTTTCGTACTCTTTCCACATTGCATCTCCTTCAATAAATCCGCTTAAGATTAGTCTGTACTTGTTTTGAGTATCAGGGTCTGATTTTAGTTGTAGGAATGATTCTGCAAGTAGTATTAAATCGTGGTGATGTGTTACCGAACCTGACCAACCTATTTGAATGTGGTCAGTTTTCATTCGCTTAACTTTTAGGTCAGGTTTGAATTGGTCTTGATTAAAGTCGATTGCATTTGAAATAACGTGAACATTCTTATTCAATGGACTCACCATGTTTGCAAGGTGTTCAGTCGTCACCATTACTGCATTTGCTTGTTGTAGGTTGTAGGTAATCTGTTGAGCGGTCTTTTTGTTGACCCAATCTTTTTTAAGTGGGTGATTATGCGGAAGTACCCATGTATCATCCCTATCAATTATAACAGGGATTCCGATTCGTTTAAGTTGTTTCCAGAGTATTTCTTGAAAACCCATTTTTGATACAACCGAACTTGAAATGATTAAATCGAATTGATGAAAGAATGAGTCGGGCAAATGGTCAATGATGTGAGCAGTTGTTATCTCGACTTCCTCTAATTCGTTTAGCTTTCCATGTGGAATTAAAAGTCGGTGGTATTCAACCCCGCTTATTTTCTTGTCACAAACTTGAAGTATTTTCATTTTTCAAAAACTATTTGTTCATGCCCTAATTTCCATTGACTATATTCAACTAACAATAAACCAGACCGCCCTGCCATTGTTAATACATGGTCAAGTGAATAAATCCAAATATGCTCGGTTTCGTGGAATTGGATTTCGTCCATAACATCAGGTTCAAACATTATCGGTGCTTGAATTATTAGCCTCCCACCTTCGCAAAGTAATCGGTGGCACTCTTTTAAAAATCCGATTCCGTCCTCAACGTGTTCGAATACGTCTAAGGCTATGATGTTTGAGAAGATACCGCTTTCAAAGTCCTTTGATACTTCGGGAAACATTCCGAAATACAGCTCACTTGATTGGCAAAGACTTTGAATATCGTGTCTATATCTTTCGTCAACCTCTATGCCATGTGTTTCGTAATTTGCGGACAAATCACCCATAAGTATTCCAGGTGCGCAGGCAATTTCTAAAACTCTTTTAGGTTCAATGTCTGTAATCCATTTCTTTACAAGTTCATTCTTTTCAGTCACATTGAAAACTTGTTCATGAATAGTTGAATGATTTTGTTTTGAACTCCAATATTCATCTTTGTAGATTTCTTTTGGGTCTTTGAAGTGGTTAGACTTGTAACTTCCTTCGGGTGTTTTGGTGTAATGTTCTCTCATTTTGTAAATTGATTAAGTGCATATTCGAATCCTTCTTGATTGAATACATCGTATGCTTTGCCCCCGCATGGAATTACGTTAGGACAACCGAAATAAGTTTCTAAGATTCTATTTGATTTTAGTTGTTCAGCTATTGCAAAGTTCATTGATTGATTGCCGATAAATACTTTACAATTGTTAATTAATTCTGCAACGTGATAAAAGTTAATTACTTGAACGTATTCTAAACCATTGATAATCTTACTCATTAAATGAAATTCGTGTTCAGTACCCACAAAGTATTTTGCGTTATCATATTGATTGAGTATTGAATAATCTATTTGTCCATTTTGGTAGCGTTCAGTTCTATTAATTAAAATTGCATCTTCTAAATTTTTATAATTTTGAACTTTTATTGTTGGTTCAATTAAATCACAAGTCAATTCAGGGAACGCTTGAAAGTACCAACGTGAAATATTACCCGCTCCAAGATTTAAACCGATTGTTCTAAACTTGTCTAAATCGTAATCAACTTTTTGACCGGTGTAGATCAACACATCTTCGATAAAATTGGTAGCTAATAACAATGGCTTGAGCATAGTAGCCATGTACTTATTCAACATCACGTTACCTAATGGGTGGACAAACCCTTTAACATAGTTAGCAGGTTGGTCAATGTGTAGATAAAGTATTGCCTTATCATTTGCATTATAGCAGGCTTGACGTATTGCAGGCAAGCTATACAGAATGTCACCTGCGTTTCCTGAATGTTTTAACTTTAGCATTTTGTTTTATTTCGGGTTTAAAATTATCGAACGGCAAAAAAACTACTCTTAATAGTTCTCTGATGCAAGACTGGCAAGATAGGTTACGAGGTGGCGGTCCATGCATTTTCGCATAAGCATCTTTTACTATCTCGTAATCAATGTTGGTAAATTCGCTGTAATGATGTTCTTTGTAAGTTTCCCACTTGCCCTTAAGTGGTAAAAGTAAATTGTAAATATCTTCTGTCATGGTCTGTTTAAGTAATAATAAAGGTATGATGAACTAAAGCCGTATAAGATAACTTCTAATAGATTGATATTAAAATATAAAGCCAATACACACCCGAACCAAAAGGATAGGCAATAACCACACGAAAAGGGTTTAATCGGGTATATCTTGAATAGTTTATGACTCCATTCAATTATTAACTCAGATATTACATATCCACTCGACACGCTCATTAAGCATATCATTATAAAGTTTATCATTTTTTAGTTTTATTTTTTCAATTGCTAATCTAATTGCATGGCGTACTGATTCGTATTTAATACCGACTTCCCTTGACACGTCACGATAGTTTCCAAATTTGATGTAAAGTTTTAAAAGTTCCTTTTCGTAAAAGTCTAAGCATTCAATTTCACTTTCAATTGATTCAATAAGCTGTTTAAATTTACTTTCAAAGCCTTCATTGATGTTAGTTACCTCTTTTATCTTTGCCTCGCTTAAATCATATCTATCGTCATTGTGATGGTACTTATGATAGAATGGTGACGTCTTTGAGTTGAATGAGTTTGACGCTATCCGAATAAACAGCCATTTTAAATAGCCTTCCAAACTGGCTTTGATTACCTTTTCTTCATCCATTTCTAAAAATACCATGACCGTTTCGTGAAATAAATCTTCGCAAAGTGAAGGAGGCGCAATATTCTGACAAACTTTTTTGAATTGTTTATCTCGATACAACGCCTCTATTATTTGCTTTTTATTCACTAACTAAGATTAACCCTCCCATTCAATTAAGCGAGTTTCGATAATCTCTCTATTTTTAGTTCTATAAACTTCAATCATTCTTTTAGCAATCTTTTCTGTGTAGTAAGAATAACATTCTCCATTACTATACAGATTAACCCATGCTTGGAACTTTTTAGGTTTGGGGATTAGAACAATATCTAATGTACCTTCTGAATCATGCCATGTTTGCCCATTTTCAAATCTTGGATACAATTGGCCATCAACCCACATAGCTATTTTAACCTTTTCTTTTGCATTTGGATTATAGGTAATCATTTCGGGCTTTGAACCATCCCTACAAACCGCTTCATATTCTCCTGATTGGTACTTTTCCCAATCGAATGGGATTCTTTTTTGTTCTGTGTTCATGTTTTTATTGTTTGGGTTTAATTACTTAATCTTTTCAATTGCCTTTAAAATTGCCTTTTCTGCTATCTCTCGTGCATTGTCACGTCCTAATTTTTCAACGTGGCCCGACTTTGGATAAATGCTGAATTGAATTATTCTTTCTTCGGGGGGTTTAGCTTGCCCCCCTCTTTTGCGTATTGTCATGTTTAGTTATTTAATTTCACGATAACCTTTTTGAATTGTTGTAGCTGCGGAGTATACAATTGATTTAGACCTTTTATTACCTTCCTTTTTTACTTTCAAAAAGTATAATGCACCAAAAAAATTGATGTCATCTGAGGTAATTTGTTCACCTCTTTGCTTAGTGTCGTTCAATATGAACTTAATGTGTTTTACTCTGTCTGTCATTGTTTCGGTGTTTGGTGATACAAATGTAATAGAACTTTTGATTTATTTCGTTTATTTTATTCGAATATTTGCAACGTGCTATAAATCAGGGTTTTAAAATAATTCGATTTGTTTTGTTTTACTCTTTTCAATGATATTTAAGGCTGCTTTTAGAATGCTTAACCCTGCTTCATAGTCTACTAAGTTCCTGGCAATTTTATTAATTCTTTGCTCACCTTTATATTTTCTAAAATCATAATCATGGAATTCGGAAAGATTATTTACCTCTCCAATTCCTTGACATATTTGTATTTTTCTACATTGAAAATTAGGTATATTAAAATTTGACCAATACAAATGCCTTCCCCTTTGATTTGCTTGTATTAAAGGTTCGTAATAAGGTATAACATTTTCAACTACCCATTTTGTTTTTTTATCTGCAAAATGTTGTAAAAATATTATTTCTTGATATAACATTAAATCAGGATACCCTACTGCATATTTCCCACCTTTAGAACTCCAATACCTGGCACGGCTATGACTTGGACATGGTGGCGAACTCCAAATAAAGTCAAATTCTTTATAATGGTCTAATAAATATTGATGAGCATCAGCTACTATTACTGTATCATTTGGGAATCTTTCTTGATATAGTCGTGCTAATTTTTCATCCCACTCAACTGCTGTAATTTCTAATCCTGGTATTTCATCCCACTTGTAACGATTCCCTCCAAGACAAGCGTACAGATTAAGTATTTTCATTTTTTTGTTTGGTTTTAAAATTAGTTTGAACAATCACTAAAGACTTCACAACTATCCCCGCCAAGTAAATCAAGCTGATAGGTATATTCGTCTGAATCATCTTTTATTTTCCCATTCCAATTTTTAGCTTCTTCAAGTATTTGTTTTGCACTTCTATTATTTCTAAAAAATACTTTATTGTGTCCCATTGGGTCAATAGGGTACTTCTGCTCCATTTCATTCATAAAATCAAATGCAGATGGATTTTCTTTTGCAATTTGAAATAGCTTTCTGTCCGCTTTCTTCCAGCAGGTTTTACAGTTCCCTTGATAACCTTTTAATTCTAATCTAAAAGGCATTGAACGCCAAAAGATATTCACCATTGGTTTGTTTGAAGGTATCATTTTGCTATTTATAAGCGGATAAATAAAACCCATTTCTTTTGCTTTTGCGTTTATCCTATCAATTTCATCTTTTCTAATGCCAATCGCTGTATGATAGGATTCGCCATTAAACCAAACTTTTGCAAATGAATTTATCGGTGCTTGTTTCAATTCTCTTGTGCAATGTGGTGTCGCTTGGTTTGGGATGCCATATTTCTGTATAACAGCTGTAAATGGTTCTCCTTTGCGCTTAGCGTGTTCATAATCAGTTAAGGTATATCCAGTCCCTTTTCTTTCACCTTGCCAAACTAAAGACTCAACCCAATGCAATTTTAAGCCAAATTTCATATCACATCTTTCTACAAATTCAAGTGTTTGTTCGTTTTCAAGTCCCGTATTTGCAAAAACAAAAACAATATTTTCATACCCAAATTCTCTATAATGATTTTTTAACCATTGAGCCATAAATGCAGATGTTTCGCCACCTGAAAACGATACTAATAAATTTTTCATAATCTTTTAAAATTCATTCAACTCTTTTAATCTCTTATTTTCTGCTGCTAAT